GAGCTTTAATAGGATCGAAACCAACGCTGCGGGCGTGCCCTTTGTAATTTACTTGATCCATTTATCTAATAGTTATTGTTGCCAGTTCCACCCTTGAATCGGCGTACTACCAGCTAGTGGATTTGATTCAAGCCCTAGTCCGCTGTATGACATTGGTGGCTTACTGTTTGTACCTAGTGCCTTCACAATACTTCCACCAAGTTGTGATACACCTTCCATGATTGCTCCAGGCATAGACGACGATACTGTGCCCATAACTGGCTTAGGACCATAGTCAAACACTTTCGGTTTACGCGGATCCTGGAAGACAGTACGTGGTGTAGTAAGAGGCTTAGGAGCTTGTGGCAAACGTTCTGGCTTCAACATACGTGCAGCTTCTGCAGCAATGTCAGCACCAAACTTATCTGCAGCAATCTTCTTCAGTGCTGCTTGTGTCTCACCTTTTGCACTAAGAAGTGACTCTGCAAGGATCGCTTGATTACGACCAAGTGATGCAAGCACCACCTGATCGCTCTTTCCAGCACTCCTACCCTGCTGTCCTTTAACAGCAGCTGCGCCTTCAGCTTCCATCGACTTGATCACAATGTCTTGGTTCTGGAAGGCAATCTCATTGGTTGCATCTTCAAGGCGACGCATCTCAGCTTCCCTAGCAGCACTTGCTGCCATGTTGTTGTAGGAGAGCTGTTGTCCATATAGCTTCTCAGACTTAGCGTATTGCCTCATCTGAGAGGCATACTCATAGTCTTGGATCTTCAGACTGTGTTGCCAGTCCTGAAGATTAGTGGCGTCTCTATAGGCTGCTGCAGTCTCATCATTCTGGCGGTCAATCTTTACGCCACGCTTGGCAAATCGATAGTCAGCGTTGAGCCTACGCTTGTTATACCGATAGGCTTGCTTTTGTTGCTTATACTGGGCCTTTGCTTGCTTTCGTGCTGCCGCGTCAGCCGATGATGCACCAAAAATACCGGAACCAGCACTTACAGCACTAATGCCCATCATTAAGGCGTCATCCCATCCCATTACCATCTCTACGCTCTCCTATAGAAACCAGCGGAATATTGTCCTTCCCACATCATCGCCACAAGACTGACAGGGAATGGGTTATTAGATAATACTTTCATAACATAGTTGTCAGGCTTTTGATAGATGGGAACTTTATAGACATACGAATCTCGATACGGAGATGTATCAGCCGGATATGTATCAGCTATCTGGATACCTGAAATATCAGTCCACTCGGTCCTTGTGTTGTCTTTAATGTTGAACGACACTGAACCACCAAGACCTGTGTAGAACTTCATACGTGCTGTTGTGGTATGTCCTGTAAAGTCATACCCCTGATCCCCTGCTGAGTAGTTGTACCTTGGGAGTGTTACCTCCATTTGATATTGGTAACCTACATAGATGTAGTTTCCTATGACGTTGCCTGGGATCTCAAAATAGTTACCACTACCATCAGTCTGGATAGTTGCTGTGCTGAACAGACCTGAATACTTCAGGTTGCTTGGGTTTACCTTCAGTAGGCCAACAACATAAGCAATAGCTTTACTTGTGTTGTAATGACTAGGTAGATACACCTTCGTAACCCCATCAGCAAAGGTAGGGGTAGTTGTGATCTCAGACCAGCTATCAAGGTACGGATCAACAGTATTGCCAAAGTAGTTTGTGAGGCCACCAGTACTTGGTGATTGCACAAGCTTATGGCTGAGTATGCTGTAACCTGTTGAACCGGAAGTGACTACATATAGTACGTCTTGTTGAATAGCAGTATGTACTACATTGTCCGGTAGTGTCCACTTGACCCATGCAGCCAGCTTACGTTCATCTCCTTCTTCATAATATCTAAACATGTAGATATTGGGAGACGTCTTTCCAGCACCAATCCACAGTCCATTCTGTGAACTACCAATTGAGCTTGTGATATTATTAGGAATCCATTCAGGTACAATCTTGCTTGATTCTGTGACAGTAGGCGCCTCACGTTGACCCCTTGTGAAGATCTCAAAGGCACGTGTCCAGCTTTGGTTACGGCTAAGGAACATAACCGTAGAACCTAGATCAGCAGGCTTCAGATATTTATCACATTCGTAATTACTGATTGTACGAATAGTTGTACTTGATGGCGTCCATACACCGTTCTCAGCTTCCATTAGGAATTGCTGGCTGTCACTGAATAGCAGCAGACCCTGTGATATCGGGTTCACTGCATTCAACACTGCAGGCTTAATACTTGCACAGCTCAAGTCAATAGGGTCACTAATGACTTGTGTAGTTGCTGACTTATGGTAGAAGTTAAAGTAGTCACCTGCTACTGACATCGACACATTGTCTTCAGTCAGGAAGCCAAGGCGATTGTTGAACAGGAAGATATCCTGAATCTTTTTATTTACAAAGCTTGGGTGCTCATTGCTATCGTCATCACCGACGCCTCTTGGTTCCCACGTCAAAGCCAAGCCATTGACCGTTACGGACCCATTCAATGGTGCAACCTGGAATGTCCCGTTACCTAACCTCAGTAAGACAACAGGCATGGAAGCGGGATCTATACCGGGACTTACTGTTGGTGATACAGTTTCTTCCCAGTAGCCCTTACCACTTACGCTGTCTTGTGCTACAAACTTGAGATAGAAATCATCCTTATCTGCAGAGGTGTTGGCTACTTTGACAACAATATTGTGCTTTGACTGTTCAGGAAGTCGGTTGAATGTATCTACACTATCCTGGATGATCCTCAGGTATTTGCCGTCAGGACCAGCTTCTGCCTTTACATCCGTCGTAGAGCTAAACTCTAGATAGATCGTGTTATCAATAATTGTCTTTGTCGTATAGCCAGAAGTGATGGCATTTGAGATACCATTGACAATCTCAGACAACTCCAGTGGTAGTACCTGTGGTGGCGGTGTACCAGTTACATAGTTAGTTCTGCTGGTATACGTGTATGTAGTATTTCCAACTGTGACCTTGTACTTGGTGTCGTATTCAACCGTATGTACGATGATGATCGCATACTTCCTAGCAGTGAAGCTGGGAGCTGCTAGCGCTGTTACGGTCTTTTCTGAATTACATAGGTACGTGAAGTCGTTAATAGACAGGCTCTTAATGTTTCGCTCATCAGTAGCAGTCAGATACGACCGTGTTCCGGCTGTATCTGTTACCGTCTTCTCTGTACCATCAAGCGTATCCCATACCCTTACAATGCCTGTAGCCTTTGCAATGGAGACAATGTACTTAGTGCTTTCATCTCTAAAGACCGACAGCCAAGCATCATTATCTAAGGATTGTGCAGTGGCTACATTTGCCAGCTTCCCTAGGAACTTACCTCCAGGTCGCTTAATAAGGCCTAATGTGGTATCTGGATAGACATTCAATGCTTCCTTCACTTGGCCTGGAAAGAGTTTTTCATCTGCTTGTTGAGAGACTCCTCCAAGGAAGTTAGGGATCTTCTGTGTTACCGCTGTCATCGTGCCAATGCTCGGAATGGTTGATAGCTGTTGTAGAAGTCGTTACCTTTCTTGAAACCAAACATTGTGTAGTCACCTTCATTGCAGTCATATTCAATGCAGATGGACCTACGCCATCCTTCAAATGCTGCAAGTGTTTGTGCTAGGTTTACATCACCAACAAGCCGTACAGCAGCTCTAGATGATGCACGTGCCGTGATGTAATCCCTGAATGGTTGCGGGAGATCATCAAAACCGAAATACCACACGACATCAACCTTGTACTCTTTACCTACTGTCCAGGTAAATGTATGGTTTAGTTTGTTGTATAGCTTCCCTTCCCTAATAACGGTGTCGTAGTCTTGGTTCTCGTAGGTACTACTGAGATCCATTGACAACACATTGCTAGGTACGTTGATATAGCCGCTATTATCAGCAACTACTGGGTATTCAAATTCTCGGTTAAATGTCCAACCCTCAGCTTGAACCTCTCTGCTAATGTCCATTAGGGTGGTGTAAGCAAAAGCAACTTCAGGGTTCGTTTGGTCAAGTACAGTGACTGGAGCCTGTCCTACCGACCCCAGAATTTCATTGATAGCAGCAAGTTGTGTGGTCGAATAAGTAGGAGTAGGCATATTCTTACAGTGTTATATGCGTAAATAAAAAAAAGGGAGAGCCGAAGCCCTCCCCAGATCAATCAGACGTTAGCGATGTTGCACTCAACGCCAGGATATGCGGTACGCAGACCCTTAGTGGTCGAAGCCACAGCAGAGTCAGCAAC